CACGGCCGTCGAATCCAGATCGGCCAGCGTCTTGTTGAGCGTCCCCGCGGTTGCCTGCAGGTTCGTCAGAACGGGTGTCAGTTGGGCGATCGCGGGCCTGGTATCCGGGATCACCGCGCAGACGCGCAGGCCCACCGCGATCGCGACGAGAATCAGAACGCACAGCAGCGCTTCGCGAAGGATCTTCATACGGCTCGAACTCCCTGCTTTCGGTACCGGTTCGCCGCGATGCGCGCGGCTGGCGCCAACGGCAACTGCGAATACTGGGTGGTTGCGTTGACCACGGAATTCGTGTCGGACACGATCCCCTGCTTACCCAGCGTGTTGCGCAAAAAGCCGACCTGAATCATGCAGGCTCGCGCCAGATCGCCGGGCACGGCCGGAAATCCGGCGATGTAATCGACCGATACGTTTTGCCGCCCGAACCCGAAGATCTGGCTGCCGGCACGCAGGCGCGGCAAATACTCGAACTCCAACGAATCGTCGAACGCAATGTACTCGGGATAGACTTTGATGCTGCTCACATCTGCAGCCTGCCCGTCGATGGAGCAAGCCGAAACCGACACGATGGGCGCGTGTGTGAGGTACAGCGACGTGCCGTTATTTCCGTCGTACAGTTCGCCCGTGATTGTCACGGGCTGGATGTCATACGTCACGATCCGCGCCAGTTGCGCGCTCGCAGTCAGGATCAGTTCGCGCAACTGATCGTCCATGTCGTTCTCATCCGGGGCAAGGCCGAGAGAGCGTTTCAGCGCGCCCAGGCCGCACATCGGGAAGGTAGTTTCGACCGGAGGCCAGGCGTTGAGATTCAGCCCCGCCGCGTTCGACGGTGTGTCTCCGGGGTTTGTGACAGTGATGCTGAGCGCGAGAGCATCACCGCCGAAATCCGGGACTGTGGTGAGGATCTGGGTCGCGCTTTTAACCTGCGCGGCCGCATCGGGAATGTTAAGCGAATTACCCGCGAACACCACAGACGCTCCCGCAACGAACCCCGTGCCGGTCAGAGTGATCTGATCGCCGGGATTCGCGGCTGGCGGTGCGACGTTGGTGATATCCGCGGGCATTTGTTTATTCCTCCGCCTGTTTGGGTTTGCGCTTCAGCTCGAACTTCGCCTTGAGCCGGACGGCTTCCTTATTTGCGTCTTCTTCGCCGTCGAAGAACTTCACGGGCGAAGTTTCTTCACACGCTGTTTCTTTCACCGAAGGGTCGCAAGCTACCGCCTTGCAGGGTGTGAAGCGGGTTTCGCCGAGGGTGTATGAACCGGTTTCGTTCTGATACACGCCAAAAATTTTGGGGCCTGTGTCTTTCTTCGCTGCTGCCACTGAAAACCTCCTGATCTCGTTAGGTTGGGCCGGATTCTCCGGTACCGGCCCCCTGACCGTTAGCCCGCTACTGGACCTGCGCGTGATCGTAGATCCCAATTGCGTCGGGATTCTCGATCTTCACGTCTGCGCGCATCGACAGCACGTAATCGGTGCAGCGTTTGCGCGGCTGCCGGAACGGCTCGATCTTGATCTCGCGGTGTATCCCGAAGATCAGATTGCGGATGTCCGTCACCATCACGAAGGTGCCATTCGTGTAGGGCGTGGCGCTGTAGGTGAATGACTGCGACGTCGAGAGCATCGGCATCTGCAGATTCGGCACGCCGCGGATCGGCAGATCCGCTACACCGGCCACCGATGCGAATGCGTTCACATAGTTCAACGACGCAATCGCATCGTTGTAGTCGAGGTACAGATCGTTGTGAAGGATGGCGCGAAGCATCTTGAGATCCATGCGGTACTTGCTCGGGATCGCCTTCAGCAGCTTCGTCATCTTCTTGGCGACCGGCCCCGTGCCCGGCCAGTAGCGGTCCGCATCCGCCATGCCTTCGATGACATGCGCGCCTCCCGCCTTGGCCTGCTTGTACCAGCCGTCCCAGCGATCTTTTATGCCTGTGTCGGCGACGGCTGTATCGCCAAGCATCGCGGCCGTCTCCAGTTCGTTGGACGCGGAGCGGGCGATCATTCCCAGCAGGTGCTGCACGAAGGCGTCGCCTTCGATGTTGTCTTCAAGCGTGTCGTCGCCGATCGACACGATGGCGAGAACTTCCTGCGCCTGTAACAAGACCTGAGTGGGGCCGGAGAGCGAAACAGTGTCGCCGGGATCGGTGCCGGGCGTGCCCTTTACAAGGACGGTGCTACCCAGGCCGATCTTGTCGATCGGATACCGGCTTAGCGGCATCTTGATTGTGCGGCACTGTTTGAGCACCACACTCTGATCGACGATGTAGTCGATGAAGTTCCCGGCTTCGACGTATCCGAGACCGTAGCTCCATCCGCTCGAAGTAAGCGTCGCCTTCGTGAGCCGCTGGCCGGCAGACAGTTCCGATCGCGCTTCAAGGAACTTCGTGAATTCGGGGAACTTCATGCCATCTCCTCCTGTGGGCGCACCGCCGCCGTTAAGGCCCTTGCCGAGTTGGCGGGAGCCCGTCGAAAGCTTCTCGACGGCAGCGAGGCGCGTATCGATGCCTGTTACGGCTTTGGTCAGCGGTTCGAGCGCCTTCGCGAGGGCCGTTCCGTCGCCGGTTTCGTCGGGTGCGGCTTTCTCCACCGGCGCGGAATCGTTGATGATGATGACGGTCGGGCTGTCATCGTCGTCGTCGCCCGGCATCGTGGGATCGTCCGGAATAACGGTTTCGGTGGCTTTGCTGTTCGAAGTCGAGGTATACGAGGATTCGTACACCGTAGTCCCCTTCTTCAGCACCTTGCTGAGGATCTCGGCGATCTGTTGTCCGCGCGTCTTCTTTTTCGGCTGCGCCGGAGCCGCTGTTTCTGCCATAACTGCTTTCTCCTTTGGTTTGGTGGTGGATGTGGACTTGTAAACCAAGGCCACGGCTCCGGGGTTGGCCGGCTGAACGTCGGCACCCCGAACGATTGAGAATTCTTCGAGCAGCAAGTTGCTTAGCTGGCCCATCTATTCCTCCGCTTCCTGCGCCCATCCGCCGATACTGAACCCGCTGATTTCGCCCTTGCGCGCGGATTCGAGCAGATCCTCGGAGTTGAGCTTCACGCCCACAAACCAGGCGAGGCGCGTGCCGAGGAAGTGAAATGTGGACTCCACGAGCACGGCCGGAGCCGGATCGTCGCCGTGGTTGTCGCGAATCGTTGCCTGCCCGGCATAGTAATCGGAGACAAACCGGTAGACCGCTTTGACCAGTTCGTCCTGCGGAATCACATCGCCCTGCAGGTCGGTAATATCCGCGACCGATGCGTAACCCCAGATAATGCCGAGTTCGTCCGATTTCCGGACCACGCTCATCTGAAGCTTCACTGCCTTCCTCAGTTCGGGCACCCGTCCCCCTTTCCGGCCCCGGCAGTGCGTGCCAAAGCGTTCTGGTGCGCCTTGGAGGCACGACGGGTCGCGCGCCCGCCCGAAACGTTCTGTGGCCCTTTTGTTCGCGAAACATTCCCGACGCCGTTTGTTCTCAGAACACAGCCGTCCAGAAATGATTCGGCGAAGACGCTCGCGGTTCTTACGCGTGGCATGCCCGCCTCCAGAGCCTCAACAGTGAACCGATGGGACGGCTCGGCGGACCACGCGTTACTCGCGGGGATCGCGCCGCCCTCGGCGTTATAAGCGCTCTTCTCCTTCAGGAAGTTCAGCAGCGCCGCCGCGACCGGCAACTCCATCTGAACGGCCGCATGCGAAACGTTGGCGACGTAGTTGCGGTAAGTCCGCACCGGGAACATCCGGCCGGAGATCCTCACCAGGCGGATCAGCCCCTCAAACGGAATGAACGCGATGCGCGGCGGACGGGCAAGCGACACCGCCGCCAGATCGATAACGTTCTCGACCTCGACGCTTCGCGCGCAGCCTTCGAAGCTGCCGTGTTCGTCATTGCAGCCAAACATGACCGTGATCAGCTTCACTGCCCCTCCCAGATCCGGTCGGGATCGATCTCGAAGTCGTCGCTCACGACGGGCGAAATCCAGCAATGGCAATTCACCAACTCATCGGCTGGCAGCGAGGGATCGAGCGGATGATCGGCCGCATATCCGCCGCAGTCGAATTTGTCGGCGATCCCGGCGACGGCCCCGGAGAGATCCGCGTGATCGGCACGCGTGCCGACGCCGGTGACATTCCACCTCTTGTTACTTACGCCGTTACGCCGATAGGTCTCGACCTGCGCCAACTCGGACGCGATCCCGGTCTCCGTCAGGGCAAACCTCTTCGCCTGCCAATCGGTCTTGACGTCCAGATCGGCGCGAAGCGCCTCTACGAACTTGTCGTTATAAGGATTGCGCCCGAGATCGTAGAACTCGTTCACGATCGTGCCGAAAACGGAATCGATATGGTTGCGTGTCGCGAATACAGCCGCGCCCGCACGCTCCAGCAGCTTGTCGCGGATCTGCTCGTTCTTCAGTTCGAAGTCGGACGAACCGATGCCGATCTGGCCGAGCGCAAACTTCGCGGCTTCCTGAAACGTGTCCATCGAAGTGGCTTCGATGATTGTTTTGGACTGCTTGTCCACGTCTCCGAAGAAGCTGAAATTCGTCAGGAGGTTCGACAGGAAGGTGCGGTCCGAATCGCTCAGCGACTTCGCGAATGCGTCGGTGGCGAGTTCCAGCCCGACATGACGCTGGATCTTTTCCCAGCCTTCATGCAGCGAGAGATATGAGA